ATTTTATTGTACATTACAAATTTTAAAAAGAATATTCTTTTTTCAAAAATAAGGGGAAAACATATTTACAGTGTTAAAAATCTAGATAATTATAAAGACGGTTGTATAATTAATGCAAAATTTATTGATAAAGAAATTCAATTTATTTCTGTTAGCGATAAAGAATATCCTAGTAATTTGCGACACGTTGAAAATGCTTTATTGGTCCAAAATGAAAATATTACATTTCACGATTTAATCTCTTAAAAAAAATATAATTACTAAATAAATGCGTCGCAGAATAAGATCAAATAAGCCTCGCCCAGAGCCAGTACCAGTACCAGTACCAGTACCAGTACCAGAGCCAGTACCAGAAGTAGTTCCAGAACCAGAACCAGAACCAGAACCAGAGCCAGTACCAGAAGTAGTTCCAGTACCAGAGCCAGTACCAGAGCCAGTACCAGAGCCAGAGCCAGAGCCAGTGCCAGAAGTAGTTCCAGAGCCAGAGAAGAAGGGTAAAAAGAGTAAATCTTGGAAAAATAAATAAGTGAAAATTTAAATAATATAATAAGTTATTCTATAATTCATTATATTATTTCGATGTTATTAATCTAATAGCGACGACTACGCATGCCGAACTTCGACTTCTTTGGCTTCTTCGACTTCTTGACCTTACGCTTCTTGTCCTTCTTCGCAAGAACATGACCCTTCTTCTTTAGAACCGACTTCTTGACGTATACACGACCAGACTTGGTACGGTAGTATAGCGCACCATTCTTACCGAGGTAAAGCTTGCGCTTGCGGAGACCACCCTTCTTTGTGCGTACCATAACGTACGCCTGCGACTTTGGTAGCTTTTTGACCGCACCACTCTTTGTTGGCTTACGGCCTGGCGACTTCTTCGCCTTAGACTTAGCCTTCTTGGCGGCTGCCTTCTTTTTATTACCGAAAAACATACTAAGATTCATTTTTTAATATTTACAAAAGAAAATAATTTTTAATTAATTAAGAATTTTAATAAATTTTTTAATTACATTTTCTCTGAAATTGTGTTTCTTTAAAAAATCCAAGAGAATTTCTTTGTCAAATAATTTTTTTCTAATAGTTTCTTCTGGTAATTGATAATCAAATGTAATAAAAATTTGCCTTGCAGTTTTGTAATCAAAATTTGAAACATTCTTTTCTTTATTTGCATCTAAATATCTTTCAATAGAACCATGTTTAATCATCATATTATAAGCCGTGACTGGTCCAATTTGAGGCAAAGTTTCTGTGTAATCACAGCCAGAAAGAACACAATAATCTACAAAAGTTTCATTTGTCATCTTGAAGTCATCAAGAAGTTTTTGAAAGTTGATTTCTATAATTTCCTTATTAATATTTGTCTTTAATATTTTCTCACAACCAAATGTCATTGCATCTGTATCATCTGTAATAGTATAATCAACTAGCTTATTCTTTTGCAAAAAAGCGCAGAATTTTTCAGCATCTTCTGGAGCTGTAAAATAAGGAATACCAGATTTTTCTAGAAGTTCTTTACATTCATCTACATGTTCTTTTTTAATACTTATAAGTTGAGAGCTAAGTTTTTCAATTTCTTCATTGATATTCTTTTCATCTTGATCGTTTTCTGGTATCATCTCTTTTAAAGCATCGAGTTTCTGATAAAGTTTAAACTTAGCGGCTTGTCGCTTTTCAATAGTTATCTTTTTAGCTTCTGGAGGAACTCCGTCAAATATAAATATAGGAAGAATACCGTTCATCATGTAAAACTTAACTCTATTTACTATTCCAATAAGATGTGCATTTTCTATCTTTGATGCATATCTAAACTTATAAAGTAGAATGCTACAATCTATAGCTACTTTAGAACCTGAGTATTTTTCTATACTATTCATTGTAGTAGAATCTGGTGATAACTTTTTGATCATTGTGTTGAGTCCTCGGATACCCATTTGATATTATGCTATTCTATTTTTTTAAACCTCTTATTTTTCTGTAATTTAATCCCTTATAAGACACTTAGGAACAGCTTCTTCAAAATCTTTTATTAAACATTCTGTTTGATTTTCCGTTCTAAAATCTAATACATTCTTTTTCTTTGGAAATTTATGATGTTTAGTGACATCATTTTCTCGGTAGTATTCTATATCTTTCCAAAATTCTTCAAGAATCGGTATATTTTCGGATAACCAAAATTCATCTCTTTCAATTCTTACTACATTTAGAGTATTTGTTTTTGGACAATACTCAATAAAATCAGCCAATTTAAGATCACATATAAACATGTTTAACTGAACTTGTGGAACATAATACTTAGGAATTTCACCCATTACTATTTTACGTCTATAAGGACATTTGACTTCTATAAGAATAGGTTCCGCGTCTTTAGAGTCTTTCTTAATAGCTATACCATCTGGAGATCCAGCAAGCCAGTAATAGTCTTTATTTTTATAAACATCTTCATGAGCTATGAGTCCAAAATTATAGTTAACTTGACCAGTGAGTTCACAATATTTGTCGATTGCTTCATCTTCATACTTTTGCCCATGACGTGTAGCTACATTTCCAACAAAAGGCTTAAGATCATGTCCACATTTTTTAAATAATACTTCATGAGGTTTTTGATAAGGATTGATACCTAGAGCCGTTGCAGCATCACTAGAAGTAAGCTTATCTTCACGCTGTTTAAACCACATTTCAGATCGCTGTTCATGCTGGGGAATCTCTAGAAGTTTATTAATTTTTTCCATATAAATATTAATTCTTTATAACTTTAAGTATTTAATATATTATAGAATTATAATGGAAAATCAAGACCTTTTAAGTCTTATCATGAATAATGTTAAATTAAGAGAACTTCACAAATTTAAAAGTGTGAATTCTATTTTCTATAACTGTATTGAAAATGTAATAAATGAAAAACTAAAGTTATGGAGATCATTTATTAAATTCAAAATTAGGACAGTTTTTCCTAAAAATTACAATAGAAAAAGAACTTATTATACATTTAAAAATAGATACATAAACAAGGAAGAAATTCCTATTTTAGCTTTTTGACAGTTACAGAAATAGCATTTTTCTTTTTAAGTTTTCTCTGATCTAATTCTTCTACATTATTCTTAGCATTTTTGTCATAATTCTTAGCACTGAAATTCCAAAGTTCTTTAGAACCTATTCTGAAGTTTCTATCTGGTTTTGCTCGATACCAAAATACACAATCTTTTATGTTATTACTTTTTGAAGTGTTATCTAATACTAAACAGTCGTAACCCTCTGTGCAACTATTTAGTACATCTTGAAAAATTGAAAATTGAGGGAATATACCAAAAAAATTCTTGTATATCTTTTCTTGATTCTGTATGATATTTTCTCGAAGTATGAATACATAGTCTATATTTGCTCTAAGATCTGGTGGAAGATCCATACAATACTGCATTGTTAACATAAATGTTACTCGCCAGTGTCTACCATTCATAAAAATACCACGAATGTTTGGATCTCGAATCATTCGTTTATCATACATGCAATCGTCTAATAGAACAAATACATCGTTATCTGGACTCTTTGACGTTCCTCTAATAACTCTTTTTTGCCTATTAATAACCTGTTGTATAACTTCTGGTTTATATTCAGAATGAATTAAAATTTCTGGAATAAATTTTGAATAGTAAGCATTACCATCTTCGGTTGCCGATATAACAACTCCAGCTGGTATTCTTTTAAGATAATATAAAATGTCAGCCACAAGTGTACTCTTTCCGGTACCTCTTTTTCCAATAAAAACACAAGTTGGAGGTCCAGAACCAGTAGTTCTACGTCTTTCAATAGACTTTGGGTCAAATTTAGATAAACTTATTGACATTTGATATTAGTTCATTTTATTTTTTTATTAAATTAATCCCAGTAATTACTGGTTAATAGAACATCTGGTTCATATCTTACATAACCATAAAGCATAACTACTGAAATAGAAACGCCAAACGAAATTAAAACCTTGTCGGTAAAAGTAAGACTCTCTTCTGTGTCAAAGTGCTTTATTAAAAAATAAACTATAAGAAAAATTACAATTGTAAATATAACTGGAGTATTTATATCTTCGAAGAAAAGAAACATTTATTCATTACAGATTATTTATTTTTCAGTATTTTAACACGTTTAAAAATAATAACTATTAAATAATAAATGGAACTGACAACTCTAAATGACTATAGAAACATTAATAGAATAGATTTTGGTGAGAATATAATTGTTTTTAAATTTGGAGGAAGTTGGTGCCAACCATGTAAAAATATGGAAGAAAAAATTAAAGAAATACCAAATTGTATACTTTATAATATTTCTGTAGACAGCCAAGAATTTGAATCTTTCATGATGGATAATCAGATTTATAAAATACCAGACTGTATAGTTAAATACAAAAATAAAATTGAAAGAATGAAAGGAGATATTTCGCGCGAAGAAATAATGACACTTTTCAATCAACTACGATTGTCATAAATTACAGAAAAATAAGAGGTTTAAAAAAATAGAAAATACATTACCAGAAGTATGTCTGATAAGTACAAAAAGTTCTCGCAAATAGAACATGTCCTTGCTAGACCTGGTATGTATATAGGAGATACTAAAAATATTAAAAATGAGTCTTGGATAGTAAAGGAAGGCTCTGCTAAACTCGAAGAAATAGAATGGAATCCAGGTATATATAAAATCTTTGACGAGATATTAACTAATGCCTCTGATGAAGTTCAAAGAAATGGTGAAGTCAAAAATATTAAGGTAGACGTGTCTCAAGAAGAGATATCTATCTTTAATGACTCCGGTATTCCTATTGAGATTCATTCAGAGTATAAGATTTACATTCCAGAGTTGATATTTGCTAATTTACTTACATCCAGTAATTATGACGATACTGAAAAAAGAACTACTGGAGGACTTAATGGTCTAGGAGCCAAACTTACTGCTATATTTTCCAAATCTTTTACTGTAGAAACGGCTAAGGATGGTAAAAAGTATACACAGACATTCAGAGATAATCTAAGTGTAATAGAAAAACCTAAACTCGGAAAGTCAACAAAAGAATATACCAAGATTACATTCACCCCAGACTATAAAAGATTCGGTGTAGAAACTCTTACTGAAGAAACAAAGAATATTCTTCACACGAGAGTACATGACATCTGTGCCATAACACCTAAGTCTGTGAACGTATTTCTTGATGGAAAGAAACTTTGTCTCAAAGATTTTACTGACTATGTTTCTTTGTACATTGGAGATAAAAAAGAAACTCCTCGGGCTATTGAACAACAAGCGAGATGGCAAGTCTGTATATCTCCTAGCAGTTCATTCAAGTGTGTTTCTTTTGTAAATGGAATAAACACTACAGATGGAGGAACACACGTAGATCATGTTATTAATCCTATAATTAAAAAGATAACAGAAATACTTCAAGAAAAGAATAAAGGACTCACTATTAAGCCTCAGTATATCAAGGAAAACCTATTCGTATTTATAAATTGTAAAATAGAAAATCCATCGTTTTCATCACAGACAAAAGAGAAGAATATTACAAAGGTGTCTGACTTTGGAAGCAAGTTTTCTGTATCTGAAGAGTTTATCAAGGGTGTTATCAAGCTTGGTATAACAGAATCTATTCTCAGACTAGCAGAAGCAAAAGATAAAAAGAATGTTTCGAAGACAGATGGCAAGAAAACAAATAGAGTCATCATTCCTAAGTTGGATGATGCAAATAAAGCTGGAACACGTGAATCAGAAAAGTGTGTTCTAATTCTAACAGAGGGAGATTCAGCAAAGACAACAGCTGTTTCTGGACTATCTGTAGTAGGAAGAGAATACTATGGAGTGTTTCCTCTGAAAGGAAAAGTTCTTAATACAAGAACAGCTACTTATTCGCAACTTTCTAATAACATGGAGATAAATAACATTAAGAAAATCATTGGTCTACAAGAAGGTAAGAAGTATGAAAATTTGTCTGACCTTCGTTATGGTAAGATTCTTATCATGACCGACGCAGATACAGATGGTTTTCATATTAAGAGTTTGTTAATAAATTTTATATCTAATGGATGGCCAGAACTTCTCAAGAAAGATTTTATTAGTTCTCTTGTAACACCCGTAATAAAAATGACTAAGAGAAATACTGTTATGCCTTTCTATAATCTTAGTGATTACAAAAAATGGAAAGAATCTAATAATATTTCTGGGTGGAAAATTAAATACTATAAGGGACTTGGTACAAGTACTTCTTCAGAAGCAAAAGATTACTTTAAAGATATGAAAACTCTGGATTATACTTCGAGAGACTCCGAAGACGAACAACTATTAGATCTTGCATTTTCCAAGACAAGATCAGATCTAAGAAAAAAGTGGATCCTTGATAATATCAAAAAGCCTTCCACTATAGACTATACAAATAAAGATGTTCAAATTAAAGATCTTATTAACAAAGAACTAGTGCTATTTTCTATTGAAGATAACATACGTTCTATTCCGAGTATGGTCGACGGTCTTAAGCCTTCTCAAAGAAAAATTATTTATGCTTGTATTCTAAAAAATCTAAATACAGAAATAAAAGTATCTCAACTTGCTGGATACGTATCTGAGAAGACTAGTTATCATCATGGTGAAGCTAGTTTGATGGATACTATTGTTAATCTAGCACAGACATTTGTAGGTTCTAATAACATAAATCTTCTAAAACCAGTTGGACAATTTGGTACAAGACTTCAAGGTGGAAAAGATGCTTCAAGTCCGAGGTATATCTTTACACAACTCGCAGATGATTTCAAAAAGATATTTCATCCAGATGACTACGATCTTCTAGAGTATCTAGATGACGACGGATATAAAATAGAACCTAAGTTCTATGTTCCTACATTGCCGATGATTCTTATAAACGGAGCATGTGGTATTGGTACTGGATTTTCGTCAGATGTTCCATGTTTCAACCCAGAAGAAATTAAACAAAGACTTATGGATCTTGTGGAAGATGAAGATGCTGATATTCCAGAACTTACACCTTGGTACAATGGTTTTAAAGGTAAAATTTACAAAACGGAATATAACAAATGGACTACAGAAGGAGTTTATATCATCGAAGGAAATAAAATAATGATAACAGAACTTCCCATTGGAACATGGACGGAAGACTACAAAAGTTTTCTAGACAAGTTAGAAACAGACAATCTAATTTACAATTATAAAAATGAATCTACTGAAACAGATGTAAAATTCACAGTTTTAATTTCGTCGGCGATTCTAGTTCAA